ATTGGTCGATACTCACAGACCGGCGCGGCGACGGGAAGAAGAAGCCGCTCACACTCCGTGCCCTGCGCTTGCGCATCGAGGCCGGGGAGGAATTTGACCGTCACGATTGGGGAGGCTGCGGCTGTTCCCTCGATTCTATCAACCCTCAAACACTCCGGGTGGAGTAACTGTAATGAACCCTTCTGAGCACCATGCATCAACCTTCAAGCATCGGGGTAGGACAACCCGCACAAACCAATGCCATCAACCCTCAAATCGTCAGAGCTAAACAAACCTCGTAGATCCCCCGGCCGTTATCGGCCGATCACCCGCCTCCTCATTGTTGGTTTCTTCGTGCTGCCGGCCACCGCCGTCGCGCGGGATCATCTCAAAATGCTGGAATGTCTCGCCCAACTCGAAACCGGCACCGTCGACATTCTCCGGCCGTGCGCCAAGATCGGCGCGCGCGGCGAGCGCAGCGCGTGGCAGATCTCGCCCGGCGTGTGGCCGGTCTATTGCGCCTCGCCGTTCCCGCGCGCGAGCTCCGATGCCAAGCTCGGCCTCACGGTGGCCGCGGCGCACCTGCATTGGTTGCGGATCTCCTTGGAGCACGCCGGCACGCCGGCCACGCCTTACAACCTTGCCCTCGCGTGGAATGCCGGGCTCCCGGCCGCGCTCTTCGGCATCGTGCCGGCCGGCGCCCACGACTACGCCGCGCGCTTCGTCGCCCTCTACGAGTCGCTCCCGTGATCTGGACGCCCCATCCCGTCTTTCCCGTCCCGTCGCGCGCTCAGGCCGACGCCTTGATCGCCACCGTCGGGCCCGACGAGGCCAAGCGCCGCCTCTTGGAGATTTGGGAAAAGCGGGAGCACGTCATCCGTATCGAGAAGACGGATCCGTTGCGCGTGCCCCATGTCTACGAGCCGGAGCCGTTCAAGAAGGCGCGCGAGCTCCTCGCCGAATTCGACGAGCTCGCCGTCCTCGGCCAAAACCGCTCCGGCAAGACGATCTTTACGCAAAAATACGTCATGGAGCAGCTCGCGAACCGGCCAAATCAGGCTTGGGCCTATTTCCACCAAACCGCCGAGACGAGCATCCGCCAGCAACAGGAGATCGCCTATCGCTTCATCCCCGCCGAGTGGAAGCACCTCGGCCGGCAGGGCGATCGCATCTATGTCCAGTATTCCGAGGCCACCGGGTTCTCCAATCAAAAGTTCATCTTCCCGAACGGCTCCCGCGCCTACTTCTTCAACTACAAGCAAGACCTCTCGATCCTAGAGGGCGACGAGCTCGACGGCGTGCTCTTCGACGAGCTCGTGCCGTTGCCCTTTTTGGAGACCGTGCGCTTTCGCCGCGGCCGGGGCCGCACGCTCAAGGTCTTGGTCTCCTTCACGCCCAAGACGGGCTACACTGCCACCGTGGGCTCGCTCATTGAGGGCGGCGAAATCGGCGAGACGCTCCCGGCGAATCCCAAGCTCCTTGCGCCGGATGTCGTGCACGTCCGCGGGTGCCCGCCCGGCCACATGCCCTACGTGCTCAAATGCCGCCGGCCCGGCTCGCGCGTCCTGTGGTTCCATTGGGGGGCCAATCCTTACGGCGCCCACGCCGAGATCGCCGGCGCCGTGGCCGGCGAGGCGAGCAACAAGATCAAGATGCGTTGCTATGGGTGGGTCGATAAAGTCGCCGGCAATGCCTTCCCCCGCTACGGCAAGGCGCACAAGCTCACGCGCGCGCAGTTCGCCGCCGTCGCCGCCAAGGGGGGCACGCGCTACGTCTACGCGGATCCCGGCTTTGAGAAGAATTGGTTTCTCGTCTGGATCTTCGTCACCCCGGCCGGCCACCGCATCGCTTATCGCGAGTGGCCCGATCGCCGCGCTTACGACGAGTGGGCGCTCTCCCCGAGCGAGGCCACCGAAAACGACGGCGCGCGCAAGTGGGATTGGCGCCCGGGCCCGGCGCAGCGCACCGATTCCGGCGGCGGCGCCAACCACTACAAATCGCTCATCATGGAAGCCGAGGGGCAGGTGTGGCGCGCCTCCGAAACGCGATGGGATCCCGCCGCGGCCGAGGTGATTCAACGCCGCCTCATGGATCCCCGCCTCGGCGGGCAGGCCGTGCCCAACGTCAACGAGGGCACGAGCATTATCGATCTCATGGCCAAGGCCGAGCCCGACGGGGGCGGGCGCCCCATGCCGCCGCAATATTGGGAGGAGGCCAGCGCGTGCGGCGTGGGCGAGGGGATCCAGCTCATCAACATGGCGCTCTACTACGACGAGACCAAACCCATCTCGATCGAGAATTGCCCCAAACTCTACGTCGTCGAAGATTTGGAGCAACTCGATCTCGCGCTCTCCCAATACGTCGCCCCGCCGGCCACGAGCGAGCGCAACGCCCTCAAAGATCCGATCGACTGCCTGCGCTACGCGATGAAAGACGATTTTGGCCATGTCGACGCCGCGCTCCTGCGGGGGCGGCGCGGCACCTACTACTGACACCATGAACGCTACCGCTACCCCTGTTCCGCTTCCGGCCAAGGTCTATCTCCGGCGCAAGGAGGTCGAGTCCGTCGTCGGCGGCTGGCGTCAGCTCGCCGCCTTGGAAGCCGCGGGCCGGCTCCGGCGCATCATCCTCCCGGGCTATACCCGCGCCCACTATGCCCGCGCCGAGGTGCAGGCCGTGTTGCTCGCGCTTTATGGCCAATAGACACCTTGACGCTCCCTTTTCCCGGCGTGAATTCCTCGGGGTATGAATTCGTATCTTGAAGAGAGCCCCGCCGAGGAGCTCGCCGAGGCCCGGCGGGATCTTGAGCAGACCGTCGACGATTGTGTGGGCGTGTGGCAACGGCAGGCGCGCGCGACCGAGCTCCGGCACAATGTGTGGGAGGGCCAGAGCCCCGACGGGCGCAAGCATTCGGATTCCGGCGAGGCCGTCCTGCCGTTTGAGGGCTCCGCGGATTCGCGTATTCCGCTCCTCGATACGATTATCAACGACAAGGTGGCGCTCGCCCAACAGGCCTTTTGGCGCGCCGAGGTGCAGGCCTCCCCGATCGAGCCCGGCGACACCGCCCAGGCCGCGAGCGTCTCCACGCTGCTCCGCTGGTTGCGCCGCGTGCCGATGCGCGAGGAGCTCCGCACCGAGATCGAGCTTTCCGCGCAATGGATGTATGGCGACGATCCCGGCATTGCCGTCGTGGCCGTCGATTGGTTGCAGGATACCAAGCTCGTGCGCACCGCGCTCACCTTCGACGAGGCCGCGAGCATGTATGCCTCCGGCGCCGCCACGCCGGCCGAAGCCGCGCCCGAGCTCTTGGAGCCCGAGATGCTCGCCGATTTCATCGATCTCATGCAGAACAAGGAGCGCGAGCGCGAGGCGCTCGCTTGGCTCGCCGCCGCCTTCCCCTCGACCACGAAGCGCATTCACCGGCAGATCTTGCGCGGCCTCCGCCGCGAGGGCGCGGCCGATGTGCCGTTGCCCAAGATCCGCGAAAACCGCCCCACCGTCACCGCCCTGCGCTACGGCCGCGAGGTGTTCTTTCCCGTGGGCACCGCCGATATTCAGCGGGCCCGCCGGATCCACCGCGTCGAATGGCTCAACGAGGAGGAGTTGTTTGAGCGCGTCGTCACGCAAGGTTGGTCCGCCGAGCAGGTCGACGAGATTGTCAAGCGCGGCAAGGGGCAATCGCTCATCCAGAGCTACGGCCAGACGCGCGCCAATCAAAGCGCCGTCTCCCTCTCCGGCCCGGGCTTGGAGATCGATGAGACGCAAAACCTTTTCGAGATTATTTGGAGCTACGAGCGCCGCACCGATGAGCTCGGCATCGCCGGGATCTATACCGTCGTCTGGAATTGCGCCGTGAAAGACGGCTGGCTGTGGGCCGGCCTCTGCGATTTCGACCACGGCCGCTATCCGTTTGTCATGCGCACCCGCGAGCGCCTCGGCCGGCAGGTCACGGATTCGCGCGGCATGTCGCGCGCCCTCCCCACGCACCAAAACGAGATCAAGGTGCAGCGCGACGCGCGATCGAACAACACCCAGCTCATCGCCTCGCCACCCATGAAGCGCAAGCTCATGGCCGGCGCCGCCGAGCTCATCCTCGGGCCCGCGGCCGATGTGCCCGTGCAGAAGATCGACGATTTCGAGCTCATCTCCTATCCCGCGCTCACCGCCGCCTCGATGGAGATGGAGTCGACCACGAAAAACGAGGCCTTCCACTACTCCGGCATCCTGACGCCCGAGTCGGATCCGAACCGCGTCTTCATGCTCGCGCAGGCCGAGGCGGACAATTTCAACGCCCTGTGGTGCGGCGTCTTTGACCAAGTGCTCGCGCTCTGCCAGCAATACTACTCGCCCACGGAACTCGCGCTCATCACCGGGGGCGACGATGCCCCGCTCGGCCTCGGGCCCGACGACATCGCCGGCCGCTGGAATATCGCCCTCGAAATCGATGCGCGCGACCTCAACATGGATTTTGTTATCAAGAAGCTGGATACCTACAACAAGCTCCTCTCGCTCGATCCCCAAGGCGTGATCGACCGCACCCAGGCGCCGGCGTGGGGTGCCGCCGCCCTCTTCCCGGGCATGGCCGGCCGGCTCATTCAGCCGATGGCCAAGGTCACGCAACGCCTCATCGACGAGGAGGAGAGCAACGTCGCCAAAATGGCGATCGGCATGGAGCCGCGGATGCCCGAGGATGGGATCGACGCCCCGCAAACCCGCTTGCAGGCGATGCAAGGCGCCGTGGGCAAGAGCCCCCGGCTCGCGGCCCTATGGTCCGCCGATCCCGAGTTTCGCGCCCTTTTGGAGAATCGGCAAAAGTTCCTTATGCAACAGCTCACGCAGGAGCAAAACAAGGTCGTCGGCCGGCTCGGCACCGCGCCCTTGCAGGCCGACCCTGCCGCCGGCCTCCCGGCCGCACCCGGCCCGGGCGCGTAGCCTCTCCCTTACTATGGGCCAAAACTCACACATCGAATGGACCGACCACACGTTTAACCCGTGGGAAGGTTGCGCCAAGGTAAGCCCCGGCGGCGCACACTGCTACGCCGAGACCCGCAACGCCCGCTTCGGCGGAGGCACGGCCCCGAACTGGGGTAAGGGCGCCCCGCGCCGGCGCACGAGCGTGCACAACTGGCACGAACCGCTCCGGTGGGATCGCCAAGCCTGCGCCGGTCCCATCCCCGGCGATGATCCATTGCGCCGGCCCCGCGTCTTCTGCGCGAGCCTCGCCGACTGGCTTGACGACGAGGTGCCGATTGAATGGCTCGCCGACCTGCTCGCGCTGATCCATCAGACGCCCAACCTCGATTGGCTGCTGCTCACGAAGCGCCCTGAGAATTGGCGCCCTCGCTTTGAGCAGGCGCTCGCCTTCGCGATGTTCAGCAAGCCGCACCACGCGATGCTCCCGTGGCTCGGTGCGTGGCACCCCGACCATGATTCGGGCGGTGGCGTGAAGGGTTCTCCGGTGCCGCCTGCTAACGTCTGGATCGGGACAACCGTCGAGGACCAACAGCGCGCCGACAATCGCGCCCGGCTCCTGCTCGAAATACCGGCGCGCGTTCACTTTGTCAGCGCCGAGCCGTTGCTTGGGCCGGTCGATCTGTCGTTTGCTTTCCCGAGCCAAGGCGTGCGCAAGACTGGCGCAGGCGTCGAGCGTTTCCCCGTCGCCGGCATCGATTGGGTTATCTGCGGTGGCGAAAGTGGCCCAGGTGCGCGGCCGATGCATCCCGAGTGGGCGCGCTCGCTGCGCGATCAGTGTGCTGCGGCTGGCGTCGCGTTCGACTTCAAACAATGGGGCGAGTGGGCGCCGGGTGAATGCGTTGACGTTCAAGGCACGCTTCAATGCGCGACCTTCTTCGTTGGGCCACGCTGGGAGTATTCCACGCAGACCGAGAATCAAAGCCAATGCTGCCACGCGGACGATGCGCCCGATATGTTCCGCGTCGGCAAGAAAACCGCCGGCCGGCTCCTCGATGGCGTCGAGCACAACGCGTTTCCATGAGGTTCCGCCGCTGCTCCCCTTTATGACCGCCCCCCGTCTCGTCTACTATCCGGCCACGGCCGCGCACCTCCATCCCGCGGCCGTCGCCGAGGAATTTGCCAAGCTCGGGCGCAACGATGCGCTCTGGCAGGCTTTCATGCAGATTTTACAAGAGCGGTTGGCCAATGCCACCGTTGATGCCGCCAACGGCGAGCCCGCCGCGGCCGGCCGTTTGCAGGAGATCCTCGGCTTGCAGCAACAGCTTTCCGCCCTTCGCCACGGCGAGCCCAAGAAGCCCGCGCGCGCCTCGTAGTCCGCGTGAAATAGGCACAGTTCGGCCCGCTTCGGCTCCGCGGGGTCCGGTCACATTGACGGGCGCGCGCCCGGCGCTGCGCTGGCGTTACTGTGTCGAAAGCACTCAAATCAGCGACTTCAACCAAGACCGCGGGAGCATCGACTCCGCCCGCGGCGCCTACGGTCTCGCGAGCCGTGCCGGCCACTGGATCGCACCAACCGGAGCCCGAATACGAGCTCCCCAGCGCCGCCGAAATCGCGGCGTTTCTACCGACGAGCCGAGTTGAGCCCACGGGCACCGGCGCGATCGACGATGAGGACGCCGGGGCCGACATCACACCGCCAGCCGAGACCGATACGGACGACGAGGCACCCGCCGAGCCGGCCGAGGTCACGCCCGAGGCTGTGGTCGAAGATCCCGCCGTCAGTGAAGAGATCCCCGAAGAAGAGCCGGCCGAGACTGAGCCGGCCGAGGAGCCCGCCGCCGAGGAGCCCGAAAAGACCCGCTTTCAAAAGCGGATCGACGAGCTCACCGATGGCCGCACCAAGGCCGAGCAGGAAGCCGCCACGTTGCGCGAGCAATTGGCCGCGGCCAAAGCCTCGGCTCCGCCCGATCTCCTGAATCCCTTCAACCTCATCGACAATGAACAAGAGCTCGCCGCCGCAGTAGACCGTGAAGAGGGGTTTATGGAGTGGATCATGGCCAACGAGGCCAATCCCGATGGTGGCTATCTCCCCGACGGCAAAGGCGGTCAGGTTCATTTTGAGCCGGAGCAGATCCGCCAAATGAAGGTCTCGACCTACCGCATTCTGCGCTCGGCCGAAAAACGCCGCGAATTCATCCGCCAACGGGTGAGCCGCGAAGCCGAGGCCGTCGCCGCCTACCCGTGGTTGCGTTCCACCAAGGAAGGCCTTGGCGCCGAAGTGCAAAGCGCGATCGAGGCTCGGCCGTATCTGCGGCAGAGTCCCGACTACCGCACGTTTGCCGCGGATGCCGTGCTCGGGGCCAAGCTCCGTGCGTCGGGCCTCAAGCTCGACGAGCGTGGTTTGGCTGCGCTCCTCAAGGGCCGGCCGCTCCGCGCCGCCGCCGCTCCCGGGCAACCGGGTCTCGCCGGCGCCGCCGCCGTCCGTGCCACGCAACCGGCGCCCGTGCGCCGGCTCGCTCCCTCTCCCGCTCGCCCGGGTTCTCTCCCGCCCAAGCTCTCCGGCCGCGAGGCCGTTGTGCGCCAGGCATCGAGGGCTCTCGCGAATGGCAACGGTTCAATCGCCTCCATCGAGGAGAGCATTGCCGCAAAGTTCCGCTGGTAGCTGCCGACACAGCGCACCGTCCCGTTTCAACCCATAATCTCAATCCAATCCTGTTATGTCTACCGAACTTGTCGACCGCGATGCAGTCGCAAAAGTGCAAGATCTCTCCTCGGAATTCGCCAACGCG